GATATAGACGGCAGTATGTTTCCCTGGAGTGAGCAGTATGTCACCTGGTTGCAGTCCCTGGCCGGTGTTGAGGTCAACTGTGCTGGTGACTATCTGGAAGCCGGTGCTTTCTTGACCAGTTGCGGTAGTTTCTGAGGAAGTGTTTAAGTGCGTCACTCATATAGGGATCGCTACACCTACACCGGACGTTATCGAGGTATTCTTCCTGGGAAACAAACTCATATTTGGGGTGTTCCAGGTCGTATGCCATATCACAGCCGATCAGCATATATGGTTTACGTTTAGTAATGGGTGCTTTCTCGTAGCGCCCGGCGATCATTTTAGCGTAGTAGTAGATGTTGAACATATTGACCATTTCTTTATTCTTTCACAAAGGTACAAAAAATCAGAAAAAATCAAAAATTTCTTGAAAAAATTTGTTTTGTCAGAAAAAAGATGTATATTTGTATCCAGATAGTGATACATAAAATTATTGATATATGGAAGAAAACATCAGAGATGAATTTGACGAGTTGACCACTGAGGTCATCTTCGCACTGAACCGCCTCCTCCAGAATGACGAGGTTGGAAAGCGTGACAAGGCGCTGGTTCGTATCAGCCACTTCAAGCAGTGGTTTCAGAAGTTCACCGACGAGGTGGACGCAGAGAGAGTTAACCAATTAAACAAATAAAGGTATGTTTGCACAAAAATTCAACAAGACTGTCTTCACAGTCAACACGAAGGGTTTCACCTTCACAAAACTCGCTGACCTCTATGCTGCTAACGGAGCAGATGTCGTTTACAAACTTGACGGTCTCTACATCAGTCGTGGTAAACTGGGCGAGCAGCCCATCTTCATCTGCGAGGAACTGAACCAGTTGGTCAATGTTCCGGCGCACCTCACCGAGACAGCGAAGAAGATCCTTGCGGACGCTGATGCTGTCCAGCAGATCAAGGACGGAAAGGTGGGTTTCACCATCTACAAGTACGAAAGCCACGGCAGGGATTGCTACGGTATCAACTTTGTGGACTTCTAAAAAATAAGGTTAGAATTGCTTGGGTACGCTGGTGGCCGTCCACAACGCTGGCGTACCCTTTCTTTTAACAACAAAAAAACTCCGCAATTATGGCAGGTAGAATTGGATATTCCGGCAGTGTTTATCAGAAGATAAACCGGGAGAAGTTACGCAAAGACATTATCAATGCGACTGAGTCAGACCGCACTCTGAGAGACGAGATAGCACGTATCTTCCAGAAGGCGAACCGTCGTATTCAGAACATCGAAGAGGCAGACCTTTTTTCACCGGCTGTTGAGGCTCTTGGTGATATGGGTGATAGGTACACCAAGTTCAGTATGTCAGGTTCCTGGACTGATTTGAAGATGCGCTACGGCCAGGCTATCGCCTTTCTTAGTGAGCCTACGAGCACGGCCACAGGTGCGAGACAGTACAACGAGCACATTCGTGCAGCGTATGATCTTACCGAGGACGAATATAAACTTATGATGGACAACTTCCGTGGGAAGATTCTGTCAGTACGTGACACAGACTTCGTGGAGAGGTATCTGATGCGGTACAAGGATTTCACCGGAGAACTTGAAACGGCTGCGGCTGATGTTTCATCCCAGATTGAGACGGACGCAGTGCAACTTGAAAACGCACTCCAGGCAGACCTGGAATCTTCCGTGGATGAAATTCTCGACCAAGGTATCCAGCGTATGATGGATGACCTCGATCCTTTACTCAACGAACTGAATAGTCTTGGTGGGAGTCTGTAGTCTATGGGCACACGCAAGAAGATAGTATATGAGGACAGCAGCGAGATATATTCGCCGTCCGACATCCTTACTGTTCTGGCCAGTAGCGTGAGTAAACGCAATCTGATTGGCAACAGCAAGGGTGTGTACTATTACAACGTACCGTGTTCCTTCGACATTGAGACAACCAGTTTCTACCGTGACGAGGTAGGCTCGCAGTACACCTATGATGACATCGTGGAGATGCAGAAACACTCTGCGAAGAAGATAAAGATGGAGAAGGTGGCCATAATGTATGTATGGCAATTCGGCATCAACGGCAGGGTGATCGTGGGTAGAACCTGGGACGAGTTCGTGGATATGATGCAGACAGTGGCCGAAGTTCTGGAACTGAATGAGAACCGGAAACTTGTGGTCTATGTCCATAACCTATCTTACGAGTTCCAGTTTATCCGGAACCGCTTCAACTGGGAGCGTGTTTTCTCCATCGACCTGCGTAAACCCATCTATGCGATAACAACAACGAACATCGAGTTCCGGTGTTCCTATCTTCTCAGCGGATACAGTCTGTCGAAACTGGGTAGCCAGTTGCAGAAGTACAAGGTGCAGAAGATGGTTGGTGACCTGGACTACAGCCTTATGCGTCACAGCCGGACACCTCTTACCGAGAAGGAGTTGGGTTACTGTGTAAATGACGTGCGTGTAGTTATGGCGTATATCCAGGAGCAGATAGAGTCAGTCCACGGCATCACGAACATCCCTTTGACGAAGACCGGGTATGTGAGGAAGTATTGCCGGAAGAATTGTCTCTACAAGTCCGGTGAGAAGGGCCGTCAGCAGAACTACCCATACATCAACTTGATGAAGGAACTGCAAATTTCCGGTCTGGAAGAGTTCAACGCATTACAGAGGGCCTTCGCAGGAGGATTCACCCACGCCAACGGTTACTACACCGACCAGGTGATGAACAACGTGTCGAGTTACGACTTCACAAGTTCATATCCTTATGTTATGGTGTCTGAGCGATTCCCTATGTCCAGGGGTGTGAAGGTAAAGGTCGAGAACCGGGAGCACTTCCAGATGCTTCTGTCCAAGTATTGCTGCGTGTTCGACATCGAGTTCATCAACATCATAGCCAAGAAGACCCAGGACAACCCTATCAGTGTCAGCAAGTGCTTCCGGAAGGACGGTGTCGTGGAGAACAACGGTCGTGTATTCTCTGCCAAGAGCATAATAACCACCATCACCAACGTGGACTACGGTGTCATACGCAGTTTCTACAGTTGGGAGGATATGAAGGTGGGTTATATGTGGTGCTACAAGAAGGGTTACCTTCCTACCGAGTTCGTGCAGTCCATCCTACACCTATACGAGAAGAAGACCACTTTGAAAGGTGTGAAAGGATCAGAGGTCGAATACCTCAACAGTAAGGAAATGCTCAACAGTTGCTATGGTATGTGCGTGACGAATCCCCTCCGGGAAGAGTTCACATACAAGGGTGACTGGGATGTCCAGGCTATGCCGGCTGACAAGAAGGAAGAGATACTGTACCAGTACAACACATCGAGGAACCGTTTTCTGTTCTATCCCTGGGGTATCTTCGTTACCGCCTATGCCCGACGCAATCTTTTCACCGCTATCGTGGAGTGTGGTGATGACTACATCTACAGTGACACGGATAGTGTGAAGATACTGAACGCCGACAAGCACAAGGCTTACTTCGACAAATACAATGACCTGGTGGTGAAGAAACTCCAGAACGCCTGCGTGTTTCATCGTCTATCCTTTGACCTCTGCCAGCCTAAGACCATCAAGGGTGTCACGAAGTTGCTGGGTGTCTGGGATTATGAGGGAACCTATGACCATTTCAAGACCCTGGGAGCCAAGCGATATATGGTGCAGGAGCAGGGTGCTCTTTCAGCCGGTGGCAAGGATTACGAATACAGTATGACCGTCTCCGGTGTAAACAAGAAATGCGCTATTCCGTGGATGGTGGATACCTTCAAGGACAGCGCTCATATATTCAACGCTTTCACGAACTATTTACACCTACCTCCGGTGGCTTGTGGCAAGAACATCCACACATACATTGACTACGAGCAGAGAGGTGAACTGATGGACTACAATGGAGAACTGGCGCAGTACCACGAATTGAGTAGCGTCCATCTGGAGCCGACCGACTACCATCTATCGCTGTCGCTGCTCTATCTGAAATACTTACAAGGAATAAGATTTAAGGAATAATGATATGAAAAAGGAAGAAATGAAGTTTTACAGTCTTAATGACATTTTGTCAAAGCACTGTGATTACAATGTCATCTTCGGTGAGCGCTCCAACGGTAAGACCTATGCGACTCTGGAGTACGGCATCAAGAATTTCGTCAAGACCGGCGAGCAGATGGCGTATATCCGGCGCTGGCGTGAAGACCTTCGGGGAAAGCGAGCCGAGAGTCTGTTTGCCAACCACGTAAACAACGGACTGATTGAGAAACTGACGGAAGGTAAGTTCAACGAGGTTTTCTATCTGTCCGGCAAGTGGTTTCTGTCATACTTCGATGCCGAGAGTGGCAAGAGGGTTCCGGACGTGACACCCTTCTGCTACGGATTCTGTCTGTCTGAGCAGGAGCACGAGAAGTCCTCCAGTTACCCAAACGTGACAACCATCGTCTTCGACGAGTTCTTGACCAGGCGGTACTACCTCCCGGACGAGTTTATGCTGTTTATGAACTTGCTGTCCACCATCATCCGCCAGCGTGACAACGTCAAAGTGTTTATGCTGGGGAACACCGTCAACAAGTATTGCCCTTACTTCTCCGAGATGGGATTGAAGCAAGTGCCGGTTATGGAGCAGGGAACCATCGACATCTACCGCTTCGGTGAGAACGGTGCTACGGTGGCTGTTGAATACACCGCCAACGCTGTGAAGCACAAGGCGAGCAACAAGTATTTCTGCTTCGACAACCAGAACCTCCAGATGATCACCGGCGGTAAGTGGGAACTGGCCGTGTATCCACATCTGCCCTGCAAGTATAAACCCCAGGATGTCCTCTTCGTCTATTACATCGTGTTTGGTGATGTCATACTCCAGGCGAACATAGTCCAGGTGGATGACCGCAACTTCACCTATATCCACGCCAAGACCACCCCAATCAAAGACCCGGACAACAGCCTTATCTATTCCCTGGATATGAACGGCAAGCCTAACTACAAGCGCAGGCTCATATCCACATCCAGCGACATCGAGCGCAGCATAGCCAGGTACTATGCAACCGACTCTGTGTTCTACCAGAGCAACGAGATTGGCGAGATTGTCCGCAACTACATTATGGTGAGTTCAAAAAATAACATTGTAAGCAAAATTTGACAATTCAAAATTTTTCTTTAACTTTGTGAAGAATAATTAAATACTGTACCTATGGAGGCAGAAAGTTTACTTAACATATTTACTTCGGTCGGATTCCCGGTCGCTATGTGTGTGGCTCTCATCTGGTATATGGTCAAACTTAATGACAAGCACGACAAGCAGGTGCAGGACTTGAACAAGACCATCCAGAACAACACCACGGTTTTGACTGAACTTTCGACCCTTATTAGGACACTGGTAAAGTAATTGCGATATGGCAAAGAACAAGGACATAACATATAGTCGGTTCCAGGCGTATGTGAAGAACAAGGATGCGTCTGTGAATCATATCATAGACAACTATCTGATTAAGACTCAGTCGATGTTCGTCTATGAGAACCTGCCCGACACCATCCCCCAGGATGAACTGGAGCACCTGCTTCAAGTGGGTGGCAACTGCTTCGTGACCAAGGTCGGTGAAGACCTCTATGCCCTGGCTGGCAACCCCGGTGGTGAACCGGATGCCTACAACCGGCCTACCAAGTACATCGTGGCCAACCCTGCGCTGAAACTGACAAAGGAGTACACCATCGGTGAGGACGGTGTGTTGATGAAGAACGACTACAGTATGACCGGCCTGCTTCCGCTTATCGGTAAGTATGCCGTCCTGCTCACTGACAGCACCATCTCCCTCAACACGGTGGCCGTCCTTTCCAGGATCACCCTGCTGCTGTCCGCCAGCGATGACAAGACCAAGCAGAGCGCCGACCTCTTCGTGAAGAAAATTCTGGACGGTGAGTTCTCAGTCATCGGTGAGAACGCCTTCCTTAAAGGTGTCAATATGCAGACCCCTCCTTCTGGGAACAGCCTGCAACTGACACAACTTATCGAACTGGTGCAGTATTACAAGGCCAACCTGCTGAATGAACTGGGTCTGAACGCCAACTACAATATGAAGCGTGAGCGTCTGAACCAGGGAGAGGTGGGAATGAACGTGGATGCCCTTTTGCCCTTCGTGGACAATATGCTCGCCGAGCGCAAGAAGGCTATCGACGCTATCAACGAGATGTACGGCACTGAAATCACCGTGGAACTATCTTCCAGTTGGAAAACTACCCACGACGAGAATATCCACGACGAACCGGCTACGCCGGAAGTCAAGGAGGACGAGGAACATCCTGCGGAAATAGAAGCAACCGAGGAAACAATCGAAACCCAGGAACCCTCTGAGGACAAAAAAGAACCCGAAAAAGACGAGAAAGATGAAATTCAGTGATTTATTTCCAAGTGCGAGCGACGGAATTTTCACCGTCTTTGGGTCAGAGTATGCCACCGAATTTGAGGCCATTTTCGAGGGCATCGACGCAACAGACCTTAACAGAGTGGCACTTGCTCTGTACGGCAATAAGGTCGTGTTAGGGTATGTGAACCAGGATAACTGGCGTATGATCGTGAAGACTATGATTGCTCTTCACGTCAAGGGATGGGAGAGGGCATACGACGCTCTCAGCGAAGAGTACAGCGCTCTCACCCCGGTCACACGTCGTAAAACGAAGACTGGAACCCAGTCTGATGACATCGACGATGACAACACCAACCTATCCGGGAACAAACCATACAATGAGGATACTTTCAAGGACAGTGAGCGCCAGACCCAGACTAAGTCCAGGACTGCCGAGACCACTTACAACATCACCGAGACGGTGACCGCAAGCGGTGCAGGTAATGTCCAGGACAACATCGACAAGGAACTGGCACTGCGTATGAAGAGTTTGCAGCGTCAGATTATGCAGAGCATTGTCAGTGAAATAACGCTTGAAGTCTATGAGTAATGTGGGAAGATGTAATAGACAGGTCTTTTCTTGACCCTATAGTGCAAATATACGTTGACCGGACACTGCAACCGCTTTATATGGAACTGTACGGAGAGATAATGCTTGCTATTCAGTCAAGACTCGCAGAACTCGCAGCACAAGCGATGGCTGCATAAACAGAAACATTAACAATTTAATACATTATCCGCTATGGAAGTAAAACAGATTTACTCTCTTATGAACAGCGTGTCCAGCGAGGTTCTGGGCAAGACTGACATCGTGAAGGAAGACCTCACCGGCATCGTCGATCTCGGTACGCAGGTTTTCAACCAGAACGCCGTGGACAACTACGTGAAGTCCCTGGTCAACCACATCGGCAAGGTCATCTTCGTGAACCGCCCCTACGCCGGTAAGGTTCCCTCTGTCCTTATGGACGCTTGGGAGTTCGGCTCCGTGCTGGAGAAGGTGAGCGCCTCTCTTCCCAACGCCACTGAGAACGACACCTGGGATCTGGTGAACGGCCATACCTACAGCCAGGACGTGTTCTACAAGCCGACCGTCTCCGCAAAGTTCTTCAACAGCAAGGTTACCTTCGAGGTTCCCGTTTCCATCACTGAGCGCCAGGTGAAGGAGTCCTTCTCCAACGCTGAGCAGTTGAACGGCTTCATCTCGATGATCTACAACGCCGTTGACAAGTCGATGACCATCAAGTCCGACGCTCTGGTGATGCGTACCATCAACAATATGGTCGCCGAGACCTTCAAGGCCGACGCTTCCGTTTTCAGTGGTGACTACACCAGCGCCAGCACCAACCGCTGCGTCAACCTTCTGTACCTCTACAACCAGAAGTTCAACAAGAGTCTGACCGCTGACCAGGCCATCCTCGACCCGGATTTCATCCGTTACGCAAGTTACGTGATGGGTATGTACTCCGACCGTATCGGTTCCATCAGCACCCTCTTCAACGTCGGTGCCCAGGAGCGCTTCACCCCGAAGGATGCCCTCCACGTGGTTCTTCTCTCCGACTTCGCCAAGGCCGCTGACATATATCTCTACAGCGACACCCAGCACAACGAGTTCGTGAAACTCCCTGCTTACGAGTCTGTCCCTTGCTGGCAGGCCAGCGGACTGTCCTACGAGTTCTCCGACACCTCCAAGATCCTCGTCAAGACCTCCAGCGGTACTGACATCGAGGTGTCCGGTATCCTCGGTGTGATGTTCGACCGTGACGCTCTGGGTGTTTCCAACCTCGACCGCCGTGTCACCAGCAACTACAACGCGAAGGCTGAGTTCTTCAACAACTACTTCAAGTTCGATGCTGGCTACTTCAACGACACCAACGAGAACTTCGTCGTGTTCTACGTGGCCTAAGCCTACCTTTATTTGGAACTGGGTGTTACGACGGTGGATTGTAGCACCCAGTTTTTCATAAAACACACACCAACTATGGTAACGATAGATTTCTATAACTACGACAGACGAACCTATGCTGTCAACAAGGTGTTGGCGAACCCAACATCTATGTCCGGTGTGTTGCGAGACAAGACGAATGTGATGATGCCGGAACTGTCGGTGAGGTACAATAGCGTGTTTTCCTTCAACTACTGCTATATCCGTGAACTCAACCGATACTACTACATCGTGGATGTGACCATCGTGGACGCTACCACATATAGGATTAGACTGTCCCTCGATGTTCTCAAAACATACGAGAGGGATATTATGTCTGCTACCGGGACTATCACTGAAAGCGACAACGCTGATAAGTACATCTCCAGCAGACCGAGAATCTATGATGTCCGACCTAACGAGGAACGGATTAACTTTGTTCCAGACCTCTTCGACGGGACTGGATCGCTTATTATGGTAACACTTAAAGGGAATTAACTATGCCGACTATAGATTATGGTTCCGGGTATAACTACTTCAACAAGCACGCTTGCATCATACCCGACAGAACAACCCTCGAAGTATCGGAAGACTGCAAGACAGTAACCATCATAGCCAACGAGAATACTTGCTTTGGCCCTACGGAGCCTACGATTACAATATGGCTCTCCAATGCATCAGGAGATATCGGCCCTACTCACGTTCCTATGGAAATGTCTGAAGATAGGAAGAGATTGACATACACATTACAGAGCCAGGTTAACTTCATCTACAAGTGCCAGGTGGAAAATGCCTGGACATACAACCCCGGTTTTGAACCTACCCAGGAAGAGGGCGGTCAATCATCAGTAGCATCCCTCACCAACGCAAGGACTTTTGTTACGTATGACCCGGAAACTGGTTTTTATACGGTGCAAGCCGTCTTTGACTGGGGGTTAAGAATGGCTGACCCAGATAACGAAGCAACCTTCTGGAACTACGACGATGGATATACATCACCACAACTTGGTTGTGACTACGATTATGCTGAAGGAGGGCCGTATAAGAGGGTATTCCTAACCGAGACACGCACTGTCAAACTTAAAAAGAACGCAATGTTCACATTGAAAAGTTTGACCACCGCTACCAGCGAGACCTCCCCTGCCATCACCAACAACACTCAGCACACGTCCTACGTGATAAGGACATACCGGGATGAAGTCAATGAGACTTGGAAGCCGGTCTTGGAGATCAACTTCGACAACTGCTGGTATCCTCGCTCCACCTTCCAGGCTCTCGTGAACAATGTTCCGCAGACTTTGGATAAGAGAATTGACTTCTACTACACAAGGTCTTGTAAGGTGCTGTGCGATATTGCGAATACCCAAAACGCAATCACACTGTCTGGCGGTGTCTATCATAGGGCGTGGCCTTACTTGGCTTCCGACGGATATTCAGACGAGGACAAGATCATCTATGATTGCCCGGAAGGCCGCAGAATAAAGCGAGATATGATCCAGGGCGAATATCACGATATGCTTTGGATCTCCGTGAATAACGTGAAGTATTGGTTTACTCTCAACGACTCGAAGACATCTGGCTGGATAGACGCTTCCTTCTATCAAGGCGGACAGACACCGATATACTTCGACGCACTCACCGTTTATGCGAACACCGAAGCAATACCGCAAGTTAACGTCGCACTCAGTTACACGTTGACCAACTGCCACGTCGATGGCACGGCCCCTCAAACCACCTCGCTTGCTTCACGACTTCAACTCACGCTGATCGCTGATGATGGGTATCAGTTCAACACCCCTCCTACGGTCTCGTACATAAATGACTGGGACAACCGGATAACCGTGAACGGAACTGTATCTGGTGACAAGAAGACAGCCTACATCGACTGGAACCCCAACACCGTCTCTCTTGCCGATTCGTACAGAGCAGGTAACGGAACATTCTGGATCGGTGCAACAGCGGCAACAGCACCTCCAGCACCGTTTGAGGCTACAATCGTGAACAACATCTCCGGGACTACCTACACGCAGACCAACGGCACTATCAATGTGTATGCGCCTACCGGCTATGTGTTCTCCGCTGCTCCTACACTCGACTGGACTGACGGCACTAACTCTGGTACGGCTAACTTCACTCTGGCTGCTGACGGTAAGAGCGCTTCCATCAACGCTAACGCTTGGAAGTCAAGCGCCTATACGCTGACCATCCAGGGCGCTATAGAGGAAGAGCACACTTGGGGGCCTTCCAGCATCACGAATAATGTTGCCAACACCACCCATTCACTGTCCGGAACTACGCTCACTGTGGTTTGCGATACCGGCTATGTGTTCGATGCTGCTCCAGTGATTGCCCAGGCTGGGAGCGCTGGCCCTATCACAATGACACTGAACTCCAGCGGCACTATCGCCTCTGCCGATATAACAGCCTATGATGAACTGGCTGTCGTTATCACCGGTTCAACGTCGGAAAGCACAGAGCCTCCTACTCCCTCTACCAACCACACGGTCTATACGAGACTGACCAACTGTACCGGTAGCGGAATCCCTGGTGCTGTGGACGATGATGATACGCTTAACATCACTCTTACCGCCAACACAGGATATGAGTTCGATGCTGACTATCTCCCTTCCGTTGAGTACATCAAGACTGATAACCTCACCTATCGTGAATACTTCACCTTGTCTTCCGACGGAAGCACCGCAACCATCACGCTCAACACGGCTAACCTCGCTCTGAAAGCGGATAGCGCACTCACAGTTGTCGGCCAGGCATATGAGACAGAACCTACGCCTCCCGGCCCGGAACCGCCCTTCACTGAAAAGTATGGTCTTGTCAATATCTATACACCTACTGCATCAGAACTCCAGCAGTTCGCAGCGCAAAGGTTTAGGTATGACCAGAACTTGATGCCTTTCGATGATCTCGGTAACTATGTGACCAGCCTCAAGCGTGTGTACGTCCCTATGCCGTCCACCACATCGGCTACCATATCTGCGGGTAGATATAACACCAACATCGCTACCAACTCACCTACTACTGATATGGTGACCCTGGACTTCGGTGCTGTCACAATACCGGCACATAACAACACGGCACTCGACTACAGCGGTAAGGTCAGTGTGTTCCTTCCCTTCGTCGGTTTCGCCGATGTGAGCGCTGAATATGTTGGAACTGCAATCAATCTGGTGTACGAAGTGAATATCGTCACCGGTGAGGGTGTCGCAAAACTTTCCCACGGAGGCATAGTATTCGCTATCTACCCTTGCAGACCTTCAAGCGATATGGCATACCGGTCTAACACGATGATGTCGCAGACTCTCGGTGGTAGTGAGTTTAACACCCAGTACCTCTACGGTCTGAAACCCTACGTCATCGTCAAGTGGTACACCTCTAAGAACCGGCATCTTCTCAACCCCGATAGCGTAAGAATCAACATCGGGTCGTACCAGGGATACGCCAAATTCAATGAGGTCACGGACATCAATAACGGTCAAATAACCGCCGACGAAAAGAACCTGCTCATACGGACTCTCGCAGCCGGTGTCTATATCGAAGAGACCAATGAACCGTAACGACACAATACGCCACTACCTCGACGAGATCGTCACCATAGCAAAGGATGACTCCCACGGCTACAGCCAACGTAGCCGATGGGGGCATCCCAACTATGACTGCTCGTCTCTGGTCATCACCGTACTGCAACACGCTGGACTGCCGGTCAAAGACCTGGGCGCTACCTACACTGGTAATATGCTCAGACCACTTCTCTGCACCGGCTTCCAGATAGTCACCAGCACAGTTGACCTCAACACCGGCCAGGGACTGCAACCAGGTGACATACTGCTCACTCCAGGGAAACATACTGCCGTCTATATC